CATGTAATTAAGTGGCTCCCCTACTTGCTCTTTCATTTCTTTCTTAGATGGGTAATCAAGTACTAGCATCGCTGTCTCCTTTGGGTTGCGTTTATTTAAAAAACTTTGTAACTCTTTCGTAGATAAAAGAGTTACAAAGTTTTTGATAAATTAAATTACTTTAAAACTCCTTCCAACGTATTGGATATACTCCAACCTCACTTTTAATACTAGGGCTACCATAGCCACCACAAGCATAAACAAGAGGATGAACATCATAGATGTCACCGTTATGGTCTGTGACCTTAATATCTCCACTAGTTGTCATGCGTTTATCAGCTATAGAATCATAAGTAATTGCTCCATCATGATAACCGAGCCACTCAATTATTTTTACTTTCTTCATAGTTATCTCCTTTTAATTAATTTCTAATTAGTTTTGTGCCGTCTTTCTTCTTGTTGTTGAACGCCAACGTCTTCAAATTAAGTGTCTGCTGTCCGGGTTCACATTTAGTTATCTTTCCTCCCTTCTTAAAGAAGGCTTCTATTTGTTTGTCGATACCTAGTTCTTCTCGCTTCTTATCATACAGATTCATCTTCTTCTACTCCCATAGTGGCTTCCCATTCTTCGGGGGTAATTCCTGATAGGAAAAACTCCCTCATCATCAGATAAATTTGGCATGGCATCTTGAATTAACATCCCGTCTCTCCACTTTTCTATTTGTTGAGAGGTTATGTCCATATTCCAAGTACGCTTCTTGCCAGAAACAATACTGTGCCTTGTGATTTGCATAATGCTTGGTCTCCTTTGTGATTTATAAATTATTTTAAAATCTTTCGTAAGATAAAAGATTTTAAAATAATTTATAAATACCTTGTTGCCATCCTCCATTTTGGTGGGGGCTTTTAACAGACAATAGTGGGCCATTAGTAGTTGTCACCACAACTACCAGTAGTATTTACTTAACTTTATATTAAGTTATTGTATCATATCTAGTTAACAATTTAAAGATAAAAAAAGGGCTATCTAGTTTCCTAGATAGCCCTTGACAGTACCACCTAGATATCTAGGTGGCTGTTGATAGCATCAATTTTAGATGAGAAATCATCTTTCATTTCAGCTATTTCTTGCATCATCATTTTCATCATGTTGATGGCTTCATTGTCGCTAGTAGAAGACTCTTTAGGAGTCTTCTTGGCGGTAGCTTTCTTAGCTACTGGCTTGCCCTCAAGGACATCTTTAATGTCCTTGAGAACCTTGCCATCAATGTCAGTGATGCTGTCGATCTTGAAGTACTTCTGTACTTCACCGTGGGTCAACTTGTTGGTCAGTATCTTAGATACTGCCCTGCGAATCGGCTGATCCAGCTCGACTCCGTCGGCCTCGGCCACCAAAAGCCCCACCTTGGTGTTGATCGCTACTTTCTGTTTCCAGCTAGCAGGACGGTTTGAGGGGATGTTATTATAATTTACAGAATTGCTCATAGGTTTTTCTCCAAGTTAGTTTAAGGGAAGCTTTTTAGGACTTCCGTTAGGAATAAGTCCTAAAAAGATTTCCGTAACTAATTTGGAAAGAAAAACCTATGCAATTCTAAGTAAATTTAATAACATTCCCGAACTGCTAGATGGGAACAGAAATAGTGATTAACTACCTAATAAATATATAATTTTTTATATAATAAATCTTACTTTATATACTCACTAATCTTACTTAATTCTTGTTAACTACTTTCTCGATAATATACAGAAGTCTCTTCAGACCTTAAAAGGTCTTCAGAGACTTCTATTATCTCGAAAGTTTAAAGAGGCCCGGCAGGAGGCCACCCCCCTCCACCACCTATATATACTAAATCATATACATTTTGCCGGGTTAAGGGTGTTAATCAGTTTGCGGGGGGCTTCTAGAGACAGGGCAAGGGGTACTTGTTGGGGTACTCGCCAGCCCTCTAGCGGGGGTACTAAGGATTTTGGTCGGGCTTTTAAAGACACCAAGACTCAAGTCCTAATATCTAGGTGTGGCCCGGGGGGCTAGTAATCTATATTATACAGTCAGATTAGCTTTTTGTCAAGAAATACTTGACAAAACTGTAAATAACCTGTATAATGTCTTGTATGTCTAGTAAAGAACTAACAACTAAACAGCAAAGTTTTCTTGATAACCTTGTAACCACAGGGGGTGATCCAAAGAAAGCAGCGGAACTAGCTGGGTACAGTGACAACAGCCACTACCAAGTAATTAAATCCCTCAAGCACGAGATAGTAGAACTTGCTTCAGGGATACTTGCGCAGTCTGCCCCGAAAGCCGCGATGAAGTTAGTAGAGGTTATGAACTCAGATGCTCCCCTACCTCAAGCTAACTTAAAACTTCAGGCAGCCCAAACCATACTAGACCGTACAGGATTGGGTAAACAGGAAAGGCTTGAAGTCAACAACAATGTGCAGGGTGGTTTATTTATACTCCCCGCCAAAGAGATGATCAGGGATGAACCGTAGGACAAGCAGTACGATCCCGTTTGGCTACACCTTAGACGAAGAAACAAATACATTAAGGCCAGTTGAAGTTGAACTGGCAGCACTAGAAGAGACCAAGAAGTTGGTGAAGAACAACTCCTTTAGTCTCCGCGAAGGTGCAGAGTATTTAAGTTACATTACTGGCAGACCGTTAAGCCATGTTGGACTAAGGCAAATAATCAAGCGCGATGAACGATTGGGATAAGAACCCGGACGACTATCAGAAAGACGAAGACGGTAATTTCGTTTTAAAGAAAGATGGTACGCCCCGCAAAAAAACTGGAAGGCCCAAGGGGTCAAAAGGCAGGGGCTACCACTTTCATTCTGAAACAAAAGCCAAGATGGCTGCCAGACGCTCTGTAAAGGCCCGTGAGCGCAAGTTAGAGAAAGATAGGGTCAAGCTGCACCAGCAGCGAGAAAAGCTTAGAGCGTCCAAAGAGACCCTCTCAAAGCTAGAGAAAGACAAAGGTAGTAAAGTAATAGATACCGATGTCTTATCTAAAGTACCAAAGTCACTGCGAGAAGAAGTACAAGACAACGTAATCTTCAAAGCAAACGAGGGGCCACAGACAGAATTCTTAGCTGCCCCCGAGACTGATGTACTGTATGGTGGTGCAGCAGGTGGTGGTAAAAGTTACGCAATGCTTATTGATCCATTGCGTTACGCCCATCGGGCTGCACACCGCGCACTGATATTAAGACGATCAATGCCCGAACTAAGGGAATTGATTGACAAGAGCCGGGAGTTGTACCCCCGTGCTTTCCCCGGTTGTAAGTACCGAGAAGTAGAAAAGCTTTGGAACTTTCCAAGCGGGGCTAAAGTAGAGTTTGGATTCTTGGAGCGAGATGCTGATGTGTATCGCTACCAAGGACAAGCATACAGTTGGATTGGGTTTGATGAGATAACGCATCTGCCCACTGAGTTTGGTTGGAACTATCTGGCTTCCCGACTCAGAACAACTGACCCGGAGATCACACCGTACATGAGGTGTACCGCCAACCCGGGTGGCATAGGTGCGAGTTGGGTTAAGAAACGATACATTGATCCTAACCCCCCGCACGAATCGTTTAGAGGTGATGATGGGCTATCCCGTAAGTTTATACCAGCCCGCCTAGACGACAACCCGTACCTTGCTACAGATGGCAGGTACGAACAAATGCTGAAAGCCCTGCCAGATGTTCAGCGCAAACAGCTGCTTGAAGGCAATTGGGATATTGCAGAGGGCGCAGCATTTACGGAGTTTAATAACGAAGCACATGTTATAACTCCGTTTGCAATCCCAATAGGTTGGGAACGAGTCAAAGGAATTGACTACGGGTACGCCTCCGAAAGTGCATGTGTATGGGGCTGTGTTGACCCAACAGACGGGACGCTGATAATATATCGTGAGTTATACCGTAAAGGTTTAACGGGCGAGGATTTAGGTCATCTTATAGCTGAAATGGAACTAGATGATCCGTTTGCTGTACCGGGAGTGTTAGATACAGCAGCTTGGGCAAAGACAGGTGCAACAGGCCCAACTGTAGGTGAAGCACTAATTAAGATCGGACATAAGTTAAGACGAGCCGATAAGAACCGAGTACAAGGTAAAATACAAATCCACGAATACTTGAAGTTACGCCAAAACGGAAGGCCACGACTACAGATATTCAATACATGCCCTAATCTGATACGGGAACTTCAAAGTATTCCTCTGGATAGATCAAACCCAGAGGATGTGGATACACATGCACCTGACCATGCATACGATGCGTTAAGGTACTTAATTATGTCTAGACCTAGAATAGATGACCCTCTATCTAGGTTAAGACATTTAAGATTAGAACAAGCCTATACTCCAGCTGATTCAGAGTTTGGGTATTAAAGGAATATAAATGGCAGAAGAAGATAACAGCATAGTAATGGGAGCAGATGACATCTACTTTCAAGAAGTAGTAGGTGAAGATTCAAGGATAATGACTCTTGAAGAACAGCTGCACAACCAGTTTGTTGGTCTGATTACTGACCGTTATATTGCAGCACAACAAGCAAGAGACTATGACGAGAAGCGTTGGATAACTGGCTACCACAACTACCGTGGTATGTATCCAAAGCATGTTAGGTTCCGTGAGTCAGAAAAGTCTAGAGTCTTTGTTAAAGTAACTAAGACAAAAGTACTAGCTGCTTATGGTCAACTTGTTGATGTTATCTTTGGCTCAGGTAAGTTCCCGATTGGTATATCGGAAACTAAAATGCCTGAAGGCGCATCTGAGTATGCCCACCTTAATCCTTCTACTCCCCTCCCCGGTATTGAAACCACAAGTCCCCGCCCTGAAACAGAAAACCCATTTAACGTAGGTTATGCGGGTGATGGACGAGATGCAAAACCAGCAGGTAGTACATTTGTCAAAGGTGAGCAAGAAGATATTGATGCGGTAGTAGCAGATAGTTTAAACCCCGGTTCAACTCCAATCCCTGAAATGTTTGAAGTTAAACCAGCACAAGCTGCTGCAAGGCGAATGGAAAAACTTATCCATGATCAGATAGAAGAGTCTAATGGATCAAGTGAAATAAGAAGCGCACTGTTTGAGTCTGCGCTTTTTGGTACAGGTATCGTCAAAGGCCCGTTTAATTTCAACAAGACTTTAAACCGTTGGGAAGAAGCAGAAGACGGTACTAGAACTTACTCCCCGACTGATGTACGAGTTCCCCGCATTGAATTTGTAAGCATTTGGGATTTCTTCCCCGATCCAAACGCAACGTCAATA